GCAGGCTCTCTGTAAGCCTGAGATGCAACTGAGCAGGCATCAACAAACTCTTTGGCTGTCGGCAGTGTCCTAGTCTTAGCGGATTGAGCCACCTCTTTCGTGATGGAAGCGACGAGGTGGCTCATCCGCTGCTGGTCGGCACTACTATGAATGTTTCTATTCACAGCCTCGATGATGTCCATTGCCACAACCTTTGAGTCTAGGTCGCGTGGCATATTGAATCGCGTGATGATGTCAGACTTAAACCATTCCTTTAGGATGCTGATGCGTTGATCATAGTTCATCTAAGAATGTCCCTGTCTTTTTGACCTGCGCCTTCTCTGTTGCTAGGTCATCTTCCCAACGCTCTTGGTTAAGCCACGTTGAGGGGTGCGGAATGAATTGAATTTCCGTGCCTTGATCTAAGCAGTGCTGAGAATAAACAATGGCAGCTTGAACTATGTCATTAGGATTAGCGAAGTCACACGCCCTAGCAAATGAAATGCGCGCAGCGCCTTTGCCAATGCGGCGAGGATAAGCATTCCAGAAGGCTTCGAAGAACGGGTTGGCGTGGGGGCGTGCAGATTTTGCACGGGAAGATAGACTTACTTTCTTAGTAAACTCTAACTTAGTTATATTACTATCTACTTCGTGTGCAGATTTTGCACGGGTAGGTTCGTTCATCTCGTCCTCCATTGCAGTGATGATGTATAAATTAGATGTGCCATTGCGTGACTCGACACGAATATATCCATTAGTTTCAAGCCATTGGATGGCAGACACTATAGTTCTGACAGACAAGCATGAGTCATCAGCAAGCGTATCCCTAGATGGGAAACACTCGCCTATACCATTGGAGTATCTACCCAATGCTAAAAGAACTATCTTGGCTGTTGGATTTTCGATGCGCGTAAGCGCTATGTCTGCTAACAGATCATATGAGATCATGCTGTTGCTCCACCCTAGCATGGTTCGAATACCCAGACCGCCCTCTGGCTATTCATCAATCGGATGGTAGGTGTCGCCCCACTTACCATCCGATCTCACTATCAGATCATCAGTCCTTCGGCCATGAATCTTTATTGCCAGATATGCTATACTTTGCGATGCGTTTGCCGCTATCAGTATCAACTATATCTGTGAAAATAGGCCAATGATTTTCCCTTAACCTATGGATGCGAGACGCTAATCTAAAGCATCCGTATAAACTAAGTGCCTCAAGCTGGGTTAGTGAGTGACCCGCTTTAAGGTGGTTAAGAATTGCTAACTCCTGACTCCGCATGATACTTCTCCATCATAGATTGAAACACATCACCCTTAAGGATGACGATTGTCTGCGGACTTCCAGTCCGTCTTTTATATATTGCCATGTCCCTCTTGTCTAAGACACTGAAAGGACTAGGAAATCCAGACACATCACGATACTTAACTTCAACTACCAGTTCGTGTCCGAAGAGTTCGAGTTTGATGTCGCCGCTATACTCTCCTCCCAGCGCTCCTGAGAGGGGCTGGCGCTTGGCTTTGATGCCGAACGACTTGAGCCAGTCCACGATTTTGCGTTCGTGATACAAGCCTTTCTGCTTATTCTTGTTTGCCATATCCCTGCCTCATAACAGTCCATGCAAATGAACCAATGCTTATTGTTTGTGCGTTCATGGTTGTTCTTTAAGACCGCAACAAAGTAATGAGCGGTGACATCGCATGAGTCACAAACTGCTGTCCCTTTTTTTAACTTCGATTTCGTAGTCAAGAGAATCCAACCAACAGATCAGCATGAAGCCTGATGGAATACGCTTACGCGTTTCCCACTTGTGAATCAATGAAACTGTGCAGCCGATCTTATGAGCCAGTGCCTCTTGGCTTAAACCTAAATCTGACCGAGCGGATATGAGGTCGCTCACCAGCGTCTCGTAGTTGCTGGGTATAAGCACGGGCTTGTTGAAGTGCGTGAAGTTTTTCAAATGCCTTCATCACTTTCTCTGCTGTATCAAACCTCAACTCTGTCTGATGATAGATGGTCCGATAGTAAGTTGACGTTGGAATGTCCGCATACTTAAACGCCTTCAGCAAAGAGACATTTGTTTCAGCCGACTTCTCATTGAGCAATTGCAAGTATGATTTCATACCTGCAACTGCTGCATGATTGCAGTCTATTCGTCAAGGTCTTCTTCTTCAATTTTTCCACGACCATGGCATTCTTCGCAGGTTTCAATGCCTGTATAGATGTCACCATATGGAGTGCTGAAACTCATGACGTTTGCGTATTCGACCTCGACTTCACCAGTGCCGTCACATTCTTTGCACTTAATCATTGCACGACTCCCATCCCCAGCCAGATCATTACCCCATGAATGATTGCAACTGGAAAGAAGATTGCTCCAGCTACAAGATAACCCCAAGCACCAACGCCTAAACATGTGATGACATGAGTCAACCATGCAGCAATAGCTGCGATACCAATGATGATTCCCATTTGATTTCTCCTGAGTTAATATGGAATTTCGTCTTCGATGATGTGCTTGCCGCGCTGTTCTTCCCAAGCTTTTGTTGCTCGCTCAATGAAGCGGACACGATTAAACTTTGGATTTGTTTTCTCAAGTTCATCGGCAATGCTATGAAGATGAGAGGGCCACGATACCTGTGGCCCAATCAAATCAGCAATGAAATTGTAGTGCATACGGGACATGCGAGGTGCTTGAACCTGCATTAGAACACTCCTTCTAGTTCCATGTTATGCCAGCGACTGTTGGTCATTGCTGTTGCGATAGAGTCTTCGCGATTGCGACGAGCAACCTCTGGATTCTTGAGGTCACTAGTATGGCTGGCCCAATATGTCATTGCATTATACAGCGCCCACTTGTTGCGGCCTAACTGATGATGCTCTGACTGCCAGATACCAAGCAGCTTTTCTAATTGCTTTTCGTTTGCCTTGCTTGCTGATTGCTGACGAGTGAATGTCTTTGCAATCGTTTGTTTGAAGAATGTTTCGGCCATCTGATCTGTAACCTGAACGCTCATCCATTCTTTCCAAGTGGATTGATTGTTCATGAAGGCATCAAGGCCAATGCCAATCTTAGATGCAGCACCCTCTACGTTGATAGATTGGGTGTGTTTATACTTGCTGCGCGCTGTGCCAACTGCATTGGTGCATCCATTGAGACACCACAAGCGAAGACCATCTGCGGCTTGAGAGAACGACCAGCTTCCATCATAAGAGTTGAAGAAGCTAACTCGAAACTTAACGAAGTCACCGACTGCTGGCTGGATGGTGATATTATTAAATAGAATTTCACCTCGAAGCTTACGCCCATCCTCAATGACGCTGACCTTCATCTCATAATCGGATGATACATTGGCTGTCTTGACTGCATCCATAATGCTGTTGACTACATCGTCGTGATTAACAACGTGATAGCGAGAGCCATGAACACCAAGAACTTGGTTGGTATCGGTGCGAACAACGGCTTGATTGCCATCAATTCGATTACCAAGTTGGTCAAAGATTGGTTGAGTTTCCACAGGGAAACTCCATTTGTTGTTGCTGAAATCAAGCATCGTTATCCTCCAAGAGTTTGGTTACATCGACAGTCCACATTCCACCTAAGGGTGCAGTGAATTGGATTTGTTCTTCTTCAGTGAAGCGAGTTGCGTTTTCGTAATCAACCCAGCCTTTATCGCTAGACCAGAAGAGCATCGCATCGGTGTGTTTAATTAAGTAATCAACCATCTTTGCGCTCCGACAATAGTTCACCTTCGTTTTTCATGCTCACCCCACAGTTCCTGATGCACTCCTCAAGCGAGGTAAGTATTCGCTGAAGTGTGTATTTGTTTTCAGGATTTTCGATTGGCTTGAGCCATTTGATTAGCAGTTCAATCTCATAAGCGGTCATGCTCATGTGAATATCAACAGCAGCCAAGTCAGAGTAATGATATTTCATTTTCGTTTTCCTTCATTCGTAGGTTTTTGATTGAGGTTTTGCCCGCGCCCTAGATGATAGGTGCCCAGGCTCTGGATGATATGTCGCTCGCAACCTGTGAAGGCGCGAGCGACGTTGGTTACTGAACGGCATATCCGATAAACAAGCCGCCATATAAGATGCCAAACAGTGCAGCCACACAGAAGAGGTCTTTAAGGATTTCGCGAATCATAGGTATCTCCATGGTTTGTTGAGGCAGTGAAAAGAGGGGCCGAAGCCCCTCAGTTACGAGGCCAACTTATTGCGAAGGGCGCTCATGTCCACGTTGGACTTGCGCGGCGGTGCGGTCTTCTTGGTGTAAGGTGTCCACTCTTCGCCGCCTGTCATCGTGAAGTAGACGGCTTTCTCGATGTCGAAGCGTTCCTCAAGGACTTCCAGTTCAGCACCAAGACGGCCAGCGAATCGTTCGCAGCGGTCAGCAGCGTTGTCGTCTTTCTCTGCCATGTGGCGGTCGTATTCAGCGAGCATATCCGCGAGCTGTTTCTTCTTGAAGCCGACGCTGTTGTGAGCCGTGTAGCAGGCGTCGCGAGCCATTCCGATGAAGAGTGCTTCGTGCAGATTGTCTTCGCGATAGAAGTTAATGTGTTCAATTTTCTGCGCGATGATGGCCGAGGTTGTGAGTTGCTTTGTCATTTCCTAGTATCCTTCTCTCTCTCACGAGGACCATCCTCGCGATGAAGACTAGGAGCATGGAGATGCAACCGAGCGCAGCGAGGCTTGCAGTTCGCAAGGGGCGAAGCGCGGAGCGAACCCTTGCGAACTGTTGCGTCCCATGCAACGCCGGATGAATGCGAGATGACCGCAGTGAGAGAAGGATACGGTCGGGAATGACACAACACCACAACCGAGGACAGCATCGTGCAGACAATTGAGTTATAGTATGACTTATAGCATGGAGATAATTTGCATGAGGCGCTCGTTATCGGAATAAATCGCGGCGCTTGCTGCATGACCCGCAACAGTGTTGGCTTTGAGATAGAACAGCTTGTGGATAGGCTTGATGGAT